GTGTCTAAAAATTTTGCCCAATCACTCAAATTTCATCGCTCAACCAAACAACTAAGTCAAAGCGAGCTTGCTCGCTTGGTTGGCATATCTCAAAAACAGATTTCTGATTATGAACTTGGCACATCAAAACCACGCCAAGCTACACTCATTAAAATTTTGCAAGTTCTAGGCTTGGACGAACAAGAGTTTTTCAATAGTTCACGCACAATATCCTATTGGGATAGTAAAGATAATGATTTGATAGAATATGTGGGAGATAATGGTAAAAAAATAATTCTACCTTACTCTTATCAACGCAATCCCAAAAATAGCATTGTTCATACTCATTATGGCGACTCAATGCTACCCACACTCAAAGATGGTGATTTATTGCTTATCAATACATTATCACCTCTATTTTATGGGGATTTATATCTGGTAGAAATACAGGGCATTCGCTCTGTCTATCGCATTTATCCTGCTGATGATGGTAGACTACTTTTTGAAAAAGATAATCCTGCTTACCATCATTTCACGATGAATAGTTTGGAAGTAGAAATTTTGGGAAGAGTGGATTTTCGGCAAGGGTTTCTGTGATTTTAAACGGTCTTTTGACCGTTTTTTGTTGCCCCCATTCCTCCCACCTTGTCAAACATTTTTTTAACACTTTACGGACTGTAATAATACCGCTCTGTTTTCTCGCCCCATTTAAAATTGTCATCAAAACAGCCTTGATAACCATCGTAAAACTCATCACAATCAAGGCGTTTTCTGATAAACTCTGCCATTTCAACTGGCATGGGGTAGTATTCCCCGTCTTCATCTATGCCCTGTATGGCGGTAATGATGGGCGTGTACTCGTCCCAAAAGTACTCACGGATATAATTATCATCACACATCCGCTCGCACTCATGGTCTAGGCTTAGCTCCGCCCAGATACACTCATTAGCGATGTCTAGCACGACAACCGCACGGCTCGGGCTGATTTTGTCAATGTTTAGCATAGTATGCTCCTAAAAGTTAATCCGTGATTGGCAACTTGTAAGTAATGCTGACAAGTTGCCAATGGCTGATTAGCTTGGTTCCGTTATATCGCACGGTTTCCTAACTGCAAACTGTTAAATAGTGTTCAAGCGGTCGTTCCGTCTTGATGGGTGTATATTAACTTATGTTAGCATTTAAGTCAATAAAAATTAGCAATTAAAGTTAGTAAAAATGCTAACTTTAAGATAAAAGGTATTATTTTAAAGATAGGCGGTAAAAAAAAGAAAAAATAAACCCTGCTATAATACATAGCAGGGTAGAGCAGTTGGTAGCCTGTGTGGCTCATAACCACAAGGTCGGCGTGTCTGTCCGCCCCCTGCCACCAAACTGTCATAGCTTAATAGGCAGAGCAACCACCTTCTAAGCGGTTCTCTAGGTTCAAATCCTAGCGGTAATGCCAATAAAACACCCCCAATCGTCTGATTAGGGGTGTTTTTTTATCTCTCTTTGAGTCGCATACGTTGTCTTAGTCTTAGGCGGTGCTTTTGCACTCTTAGTAGCGTGCCAAGCCAAAACAATCATTATCGCTAATTTTTTCATATTCCACCAACCTTATCCCAACACCTTAGTGGATAACACCATTCTAAGTCCGCTTAGTCTTTGAAACCCCATTTTTTGATAAAAAAGGGGCTAGCTCATCACGCTTTAAGTCCACCACCACATAGGCAAGCCCCATTATCTTTGCCGTCTTAGCGATATGAGCGAAAGCGTGGGCGAACAGATGATTGGCAAGTGATTTACCCTGCATGGCTTTATTAATGGCAAACCGACCAATCAAACACGCAGGGATTTCATTGGGATAACCTGCCAACACACGACCGCTATTATCCAAAGCATACGCCCCCATACAATAAAACCCCAATACCTCATTGGGATTGCCATCATCTATGAGTACATAGGTTTTTGAAATGCCTTTTTTGGCGTGCTGACTGGCGTATTGGGACAGATAGCGGTTTAGCTCATCATCACCACAATCAAATCTTGCCCTATCGTGATTTTTACCAAGAGCGACAACCTCATACATACCGCTTACCCATGTCCAATAGCTCCTGCATAAAGGGCGTGGGCTTATCGTCTAGGCGGTCTAGTATGTCCGCCTGCTTTGCCGTCAAAGGCTCATTTTTGGCATGACCACTGTCTAGCATAGGCTCGTCTGTGGCGAACGCATAAAGCATCTCATTGACACTCATGCCTTGCCTTTGTGCTTTGGCAATGATTGCCTGTTCTATATGAGTAGGTATGTCTAAAATCATTTAATACTCCTTAATACTTCACCCATTTTCCCACCACTTTTCCCACAAGCTCCCATTCGCTTTTTGGGGTCATGCGTTGCTCGTGCCAGTCAGGGTTTAGGGGTTTTAGGTACATATCTGCCGATGTCTCGCCCATGATAAGCTGTTTAAAGGTGGCTTCATGATTGTCATTTTCACGCACCACGACCAAATCGCCATTTTTTAAATCCCACACCCCAAAGTTCGGCTCGACAAATATCACTTCATCAGGTTTAAATTCGGGCATCATAGACACGCCACGCACTCGCAGACAAAAGCCACCTGCTGACAGATTGGCAGGTCTGGGCAGATACTCGGTATCTTCATCTATCCACTCCACCGCATCAGACGAACTCCACGACCCCGCCGCCACCCAACTGATGATAGGGACAGGATTCTCCACGGACAAAAAGTCGCTTGGTTCAACCTCGCTTTTACGGGTTTCTATGGCTTTGATTCTCTGGCAAAGTTCATGGGTGGTGGGACGGGCGGTCATTTCGCCTTGTCCTGTGGCGAGCCAGTTTGGGGTTACCCCAAATAATTGAGCGATTTTTACCAAAGAATCTGTTTTTGGCACATTTTGACCGCTTAGCCATTTTGCAACCGCTGCCGTGGATTTTCCTGTGGCTCGGGCAATATCAGCCTGTTTCAAGTTTTTCTCATCTAATTTTTGTTGAATACGGTCATGTATCATCATCTCAAAAACCTTTTAAAGTTGGGATATGTTAATTTATGTTAGCATATTTTTTACAAACTTAGGTTTACTTTTTTCTAATAATTTGCTAACTTATGTAACTAATTTTTATCAACTAAGGTTAGTATGATGACTGTACAAGATTTAATGAATTTTTATGATTGCAAAACACAATCACAACTTTGTGAAAAAATTCAAATTTCAAGAGTTGCCCTGTGGAAATGGAAAAAGTATGGCATTCCGTTTCGTACGCAGGCGAGTTTTGAAGTGAAAACCAAAGGTAAGCTAAAAGCAGACAAAACAAAAACCCCCAGCGATAACTAGGGGCGGTGTCCATTGTTCGGATTAACTTCGGACGGTGTTATTTTCTACAAACAACGGAGTCTATTATATGACAAATTTACCCCAAGTGCAAGAACATTATGAGCTTACCCAAGCGGTCAATGCTCGTGAGTTACACGCATTTTTGCAAAACAAACGCCAGTTTTCCGACTGGATTAAACAGCGTATCTCTGAATATGACTTTGTGGAAAATCAAGACTTTGTCAGTTTTTCACAAAATTGTGAAAAACCCAAAGGCGGTCGCCCCACGACTGAATACGCCATCACCCTAGACATGGCAAAAGAACTCTCAATGGTTGAGCGTAACGAGCAGGGCAAACAAGCACGCAAATATTTTATTGAGTGCGAAAAACGCCTACACGCCACCATGCCCCAAACCTACATTGAAGCCCTACAAGCCCTGCTAGACAGCGAAAAGCAAAAACAAGCACTATTGGCACAAGCCCAAAAGGATGCTCCAAAAGTGCGACATTATGACCTAGTGGCAGAACGCACCAATCTCATGAACGCAAGCCAAGTCGGCTCAAAAATTGGACTGTCTGCCGTCCGTCTAAACAAATACCTAGACGAGTTTGGTGTGTATAACAAAGCCGTCAAACGCAACAAACGCACCTTTAATCATTGGTTCATCCTGCGTGGGTTTGGCAAGATGATACAGGGCGAGATGGGCTATGACCAAGCCGTATTTACACACACAGGCGAAGCATGGGTGATTGAGAAACTTGCTAATGAAGGGGTTGTGGCATGATAACTCACTACTCCGACATCGCCAAACACATACACGCCCAAGAGCTTGACCGCCAAATCCAAGAGTTTTTGGCAAAAGGCGGTGTGATTAAGCAGTGCGAATACAGACCTAAACCCAGCACCAAGCCCAAGAAACAAAAACCCCTAACTGGACACCAAACTATCATCAAGCTACAAGCCATGCTCAAAAAAGGCGTGGTCATGCAGGATGAATTTGTGGCGATGAACTCATCTTTGCCGATGACCAAAGCCATGATGTTGGTTAGAAAACGCACAGGTTGGCACATCTCAAAGATTACCACCGCCAATGGCGTTGGGTATAAGATTAACGGGGGTTGATATGCACCATTACCAATTTCACATCAATGATTTTAACGCCAGTACACGCCATCTAAGCCATGTTGAGCGTGCTTTATATCGTGATTTGATTGATATGTATTACAGCACCGAAAAGCCAATCACGGCTGACTTGGTGCGATTGGAGCGTGTGTTGCTTGTCAAGACCGATGATGAAAAACAAGCATTGCAAAACGTGCTTGCAGATTTTTTTGTTGTCAAAAAATTAAAAGGCGATGCCGAGCCGTGCTATCACAATGCACGCATTGACCGTGAGATAAAAAACTACAAACACCGTCAAACATCATCAAACAAAAATCAAACGCCGTCAAACGAACATCAAACACCATCAAACGATTGTCAAACAGACAGCGACAGACAAACAACCTACAAAAATAAAGTGGCGTTTTTGGTTAAGTCATTGAAAGATAAAGGAATTAAAGCAAATGCACGCATGAAAATTGCCGATTTGCAAACGCTGTTTGATACCCATTGCAAGCAAACATCAAACGAACATCAAACGCCGTCAAACACATCAAACGAACATCAAACGGCATTTGAGCAGTCTATAACCATAAACCATAAACCATTAACCAATAACCAATCTAATATATCCCCCCAAACCCCCCAAGGGGCAGGTGTGATTGACAAAACGGATAAAACCGATGAGAAGACCAAAGCGACAGCTAAAAAAACTCACCCAACATCAGACACGGACAAAACGCTTAACGTGCCTTTTGAAGCCTTCTGGGACAGTTACGACAAAAAGATTGACCCCAAAAAATGCAAACCACTATGGGAGCGTTTAAGCGATAAAGACCGCTTAGACATCATGGCGTATTTGCCAAGATACAAACAATCCCAACCCGATAAGCAATACCGCAAAAACCCACAAACATTTTTGAATGCTCGTTCGTGGGAAAGTGAGATTATCACAGCACAAACATACGACCAATACGGCAATCTAGTAGGAGCAAACCATGCACGCCAGTCAAATCATCAGCCACATCCAAACAGCACCACAGCATACGTCAACCGATTGGAACAAGAAGCCTTTGAACTCAAACGAGAGCTTTACCCAGAGCAGTTTGGAGCATTTAACCGGTGAACAACGCCAGATGGTTTTGAATATGATTTTTGAGCCGATACAGCCACCACCTGCATTCATGATTGACATTGTTGTTAAGCTGTTTGCCAAATTCAAACAGCGTTACAACGCACTCATGGCAACAGGCGGACAATACGACTGGGGGCGTAACAAAATCTTGGAATGGGCGGATTATTTCTCATCCAAGAATGCCACGATTGTCGAGCTAAGTCAAGCCTACCGCCTTAGCAAAGACGCCTTTAAAAAATTCCCGCCAAACGAAGTTGAGTTTTTGGATTTGGTGCGTCAAGGTCGCTACATGGACAAGGACAAAGCCCTGCAAATCGCCTGTGAGTGTGCTTCGCTTAGCCAGTATGAGACAGTGACCGACAAGTGGCAACACCCTGTGATTTTTGAAACCGCCATGCGTATTGGGTTTTTTGCACTAACCCATGAACCTGCCTACACCGTCAAGGACAAATGGGCAAGAGCCTACAAAGCAGTGTGCGATGAGATGGACGCAGGGGCAATGTTTGCCATTCCTACCGCTCCACTGCTTGAAAACAAACAGCCCATTGCCAGTGATGAGTTTGCCATGCAAATGCTAAGCAGTTGTAAAAAGTCAAAGGGGGTGTTGGCGTGAAAAATAAAATCCTAATCGGCATAGACGCAGGGGTCAAAACTGGCTTTGCAGTATCGCTAAACGGCACGCTAAGACAAGCCAAAACGTTATCAATCATTGAAGCGATGGAAGAAGTCAGAAAGACTGCCCTAAGTGCCAAACGTAGCACTCAGGAGTATGAAATCACCGTATTTATCGAAGACGCTCGCAAGAGAAAATGGGTAACAGGCGGTCGTGAGAAATTGCAAGGCGTGGGGTCAGTCAAGCGTGATTGCAAAATTTGGGAAGAGTTTTGCAAATACCATGACATCAATTACGAGCTTATCGCACCAAAAGACAACAACACCAAACTGTCCGACCAAACATTCAAACGCATGACAGGTTGGACACAACGCACCAGTGAACATGCAAGAGACGCAGTTATGCTGATTTGGGGAAGAGTATGAAATTTGAAATACCACAAATAATTTGGGAAAAAGACGGTAACGAATACGTTAGCAAAAATACGTTTTTCGAGTACGTCATTCGCCCCAATGGCTTATGCAAATACGATGAAGGCAAATTTAAAGAGTGTCGCTCGGTTGATGATGCCATGGACTGGGTAGAAACAGTTCACTATCCCGACCAAGTTAAGAAGTATTTTAGGGTGGTGTGTGACCGACAAGATGTAGCAAGTGCTGTTATTAACGACAGACACACCGCCGTTGTGTGGAGCGAGCTTTTAAAAGAGCACCAGCGATTGTTGGGTGGCAAATGAACCGACTTACCCAAATCCGTACCCTGCCCTGTGTCCGTTGCCAAGCCCCACCGCCAAGCCAAGCGTGCCACGCTAATTGGGGCGAGTTTGGCAAGGGCATGGGGATTAAGGCAGATGATGAGTACACAATCCCCCTTTGTCATACCTGCCATGTGTGGCTTGACCAGTATCAAGAGATGGATAGGGGCAAGGCAAAGGCGTGGTTTTTGGGGAAACTTGAATTTGTTAATTCTGTGTTAAATGAGCAGGATAACCCAACTGAGAATTTATTTTAAAGGCGTTTGTTATGATGATTATTTTTTGGATTATTTGTTATTTAATCAAAACCTATTTGATTTATTTGGCTTATCAAGATATGAGTGGACTATTTGCTTTTCCTAGTTTGAATTATATTGAGATGTTATTAATTTTAAACTTTGGGTTAATGATTGGGCGTATTTTATGTAATCCTAGCTATTCGGATTTTAGTGTCTATAAGAAATTTACAACAGCAGAAAAAGTAACTTTGGTTTTTTCAGATGTGTGTATTGTTTTAATTCTTTGTTCACTTCATATGCTATATAAAATTTTCTTATGAAAAACCAATCTTACCGTCTTATCAATGCCGATGTTGCCGAGAACTGCTTTAAGGCGATTCATCAAGCCGTAGCGGATAGCAAGGGCACACCGCATAATGTCTTGGTAACGATTGGCATTGATGACGATAAGGCAAGAAGCTTGGCACAAAATCGTCTGTATTGGAGCTGGCTTCACGAATTAGAAAGCCAAAATGGGCAAGATGACGAGTGGTGGCATTGTTATTTTAAACGCTTGTTTTTATCCGCCATTTATGCCCGAGACGATGGCGAATACGACAAAATGGCGGAGAGTATCAGACAATGTAAGGGGCTGATTGATGATGAACATTATGAGAGCATGGCTATGGGCGTGATTAAGAAAATCAGTACGACAACGGCAAATACCAAACAATTTGCCGAGTATTTAACCAAGATTGAACTATGGGCGGTGGCAAATGGGTTTGGGCTTACAACACCGCAGGAATTGGAGTGGGCGAGATGATAGGACAAAAACACGACCAAGCCAAGCCAAGATTTAGCCTACTACCGTCCGCCCCTTTGTGGCAGGTGGTGGAAGTTTTGGAGTTTGGGGCAGGCAAATATGGGGCGGATAATTGGCGTAAGGTGCCAAACGCCCGTGAGCGGTATTTTAACGCTTGTCATCGCCATTTGAACGCATGGTGGGCAGGCGAGATGGTAGATGGCGAAAGCGGATTGCCACATTTGGCTCATGCTGTTTGTTGTTTGATTTTTTTGATGTGGTTTGATGGGAGTGAGAAATGAATAGCGATGAATACTATAAATGGCTACAAAAATTTGAAAAAAGAAGTACGAGCGATGACACATTCACACCACCTGCGGTGTATGACATTGTTTTAGATTATGTAAACCAATATATTTTAAATTTGGACGATTTGACGGTAGAACGCCCTTTTTATCCTGATGGCGATTATCAAGCACACGCCCAAAACTATGATGAAAACACGGTGGTGATTGACAATCCGCCTTTTTCTATTTTGTCAAAAATCATTGATTTTTATTTGGCAAATAATATCAAATTCTTTTTGTTCGCCCCTTCTTTGACGGTGTTTAACACAATGCGAAACCGTGATTGTACCGCCATTATTGCCCCAAATAATATCACTTATGATAATGGGGCGGTGGTAGCTACTTGTTTTGTTACTAATTTGTGTGGTGATGTGCGAGCAATAACCGCCCCAACACTATACAATGCCCTACAAGCATTAGAGCAAAAAAAACCAAAGTTACCAAAATATCAATATCCGTCCAATATACTGATGGTAAATAATTTAAATAAATTATGTAGGGCAGGGATTGAATTTAGTGTGTCGGCTGATGAGAGTGTTTTTATTAGTCAGCTTGATAGCCAAAAAGCACACAAAAAAGATTTATTTGGTGGCGGATTGCTGATTGGCGATAACAAAACAAAAGAATTGCAAACAAAAGAATTGCAAATCAAAAACAATTTAATAAATTGGGAATTGTCTGATAGAGAATGGGCGATTGTGGAGAGTTTGGGGGTAAACAATGATTGAACAATACGGTTTGGGGATTTTTTTGGTGTTGGTGTTTGTGGCGTTGCCGTTGTTTTTGGGTTTTTGTATTTTTATGGTGTTTCTTTTTGACATAATAAAAGAACGTCGCAATTTTAAAAAAGAATTTGAGCAGGCAAAAAAGAGATGGGGGAAATTATAATGAAAAACCTTATCAAAGAATGGGGTATTTGGTCAAGGCACGCAGGGTATATCAGACAGATAGAAACGCCCATTTTATGGCTAATGCGTAAAAATGGAGCGATAAGCTATGGCAATCACAACGAGCCGAATATTACCGATGATGAAGCCCTAGCGGTGGATAAGGCGGTGTGTGAGCTTAAACAGGAATTTTTGGTGCTGTATAACGTGCTATTTTTGTATCATGTCTATGGCTGGTCGTATCGCCAAATATCAAGGCGGTATCTGACACCGCTTGAATATCCGCAACAAGTGGGTATGGCGGATAATGATAGCCGAAAGCGGTTTGTGCACCCCCAAATCATCAAAAGAATGCTTGAACAGGCAGAAAGAATTGTTTACAAAAATATGGAGAAAATCCCTTGATTTTTGTGACAGTAGGTAGTATGATTATGGCATAATTGAAATAATCCATAGCCGAAAGGTTGTGGCTTTTTTTAACAGCTCCCCTAGTGCTTGCCAGTTCGTGTGATTGGTGTTAAGGTTGGGGGACTTCTTTTAGCCCTTGCTTTTGCAGGGGCTTTTTATTGCCTGTCGCTTGACCGCCGATAGAATGCACCACAGCGTAAAACATCAGATTGGGTGAGTTGGTCGCACCAATATTTGACGAACGAACGCCACTCCCTTACCGTCTTTGTGCATTAAGTGGGTAAAGGGTTGGTAAGTAGCGGTTTCCCCCACGACAAGGGGTTAGGTGTGGGTAACCACGCCTTTTGTTGGGCAAGACGGTAAGCCCTAATGGCTGATATTGTAAAGCGAGCCGTTACGCCCAACGCTTTTTTGGATTGACTTATGAATAACACCGAAATAACTTTAATAAATCCTTTGCAATTAAAGCCACATCCTAGCAATTCCAAGAAGCACCCAAAAAAGCAGGTTGAGGCGATTGCTGATAGCATTGAGCGTTATGGGTTCAATATCCCTATTGTGGTTCGCAATGGCTACATTTTAGCAGGGCATGGGCGTGTAGAAGCGTCCAAGTTGCTAAGACTTAATGTTGTACCCTGTATTGTACTTGACCATTTAACCGATGAAGAAGCGAGAGCATTTATTATTGCAGATAACCGAACATCGGAGCTTGGAGAGTGGGATAAAGACAAACTTTATAGCGAGTTAAAAGAGTTGCATGAGTGTGAAGTTCCCAGCATTGACATGGATTTAATGCAATTAGAGGCGTTGTGTGGCGATTTAGATTTTGGCGAGCTAAGGGCTGAATTTCCTGCTGACAGAGAGGATAGGCTTGGCGAATATACAGAACCTGATGAAGACTTTGGTAGTGACTTGGAATATGATGAAAGTACGCCAGACGAACCAAAGCCACAAAAGAAAGAGCCTATCAATTTTACATTCATGGTTATCCTAAACAAGCAACAACACAAGCGATTGTCCGAACTTAAAGATGGATTATCGGACAAACAATTTTTCTTACAAAATGTATTGGGTGAAAGCGATGAGTATTAGACCTTATACTGGTGAATATCTTGTAAGTCCCGTGCCTGTGCATTTGGGGCTTAATTATTGTAGTCATAACTGCTTTTATTGTTATGCCAATCTCAATAATCCAGACAGACGAGCAGATTACAACAAAGTTATCAACGTGGCAAATGCGGTAGCAAATGGAAAGCAGATGAAAAACTTATCTGTTCGCTATCTGCAAGAGGGTTATCCTATCATGGTAAGTAATGACAGCGACCCATTTGCTAAATCCAATTTTGAACAATTTGCGTCTATCTTTGATGTGTTCACAGATATTGGTACACGCTTTGTATTTCAGACTCGGGGTGGTGCAAAGGCTAAAAATGTACTATCACGCTCTAAGCCTACAGCAGTTTATATTAGTTTTACTAGTGATGATAACGACATCATTGCAAGGGCTGAAACAGGTGCACCGAACTTCAACCAAAGAAAAGAGTTGGCATTGTTCGCCAAAGAGTACGGTCATCATGTCATCATTGGGCTAAATCCCTATGTTCCTGAGTGGTGGAAAGACATAGACGGCTTTATTCATTGGTTGAAAGGTAATGGGCTAAATTATGTGTGGTATGGCGAAATGCATATTAGCCACATGCAACGCCCAAAAATCAAATCACGCCCAGCCAAAGAATTTATAGACGTGATAAACATTGCCTGCAAGAAAAGCAAAGACCAAACCGCTTACGAATATTTACTTAGCGAACTAGACAAGGCGGATATTAACGTTTATGACGCCATCACAGCAACAAAGGGTAATTTTTGGCAACCTTATTTTGATTTAGGCTTTCCATTTTTCCCAACGATTGACACATTTTTTAGTGAACTTCGCGAACACGGAAAAACGGTAGCGTTTAGCTTTGATTATTTTGATGAGCAGACAAATGTCTTTCCAGAGTGGGAAGGTTCGGAATTTTCAGGTTATTTGGCAAGCATTGGGCGTTCACTTCGCAACATTGGCTATCCAAGTAACGCAAACAACTTTAAACAGGTTCATGAAACGCTTTGGCGGATTGTGGATTTCCCAACACGCCTAAGGCATGATGACTTGTTTTTAGTAACCGATGACGGCTCTTTGATTCTTGATGAGAAGGGTCGTCATATTTTGGTGTATCGTCAAGGCATTGATGACCCAACACTTGGGAATATTGATGTAGATGATATTGATGTTTACTTGGTATCTAGCAGAGGAGAATAATTATGGCTGGTGCAAGTGCAGGGCATATGGCGAAAAAGTCGAGCGGTCGATTTAAGGTGTTGCGAACAGTAGGCAAGACCAAGAATGGACGTAAGGCAACAAAGGCAGAAATGGCGGCTAATAGTGCGGCTAATAAGGCAACCGCTGCCAAGTTTAAGCGTTCCATTGCAGCGAAAAAAGGTGCGACGAATCGTGCAAGGAATAGCCAAGGCAGTTTATTTTAATAAACTTAGCTAGTTAAAGTGTTTGGGGTGTAAATCTCAAACACTTTTTTACAACGGAAAAAACAATGTCCAAAAAAATTGTATTTGATGAAAAACAGATGGCACAAGTGGAAGCGTTGGCTAGTGTTTTGACGTTAGAGCAGATGTCTGATTATTTTGGCATTGCAAGAAACACATTTAGGGCAGTATGCGAAAGACAGCCAGAAGTACTTGAGCATTATAAAAAGGGGAAAGCTCGTGCAATTGGCAATGTTGCAAAAAACCTTTTAACCATTGCCAATGAAGGCAACTTAACAGCCATTATTTTTTATTTGAAAACACAAGCAGGTTGGCGTGAACAAGCTGAAGAGATAGAAGAAAAGACAGCACCAAAACCAACCCAAATCGTAATCAACGTACAAGACGGAAGAAAGAATGCCGAGCCTGAACATTCCACAAGCTAGATTTTTAAACATGCCAAATAAGTTTAGGGCGTATGTTGCAGGGTTTGGTAGTGGTAAGACGTGGGCAGGGTGTGCAAGTCTATGTAAGCATTTTTATGAACACCCAACGATTAACGCTGGTTACTTTGCCCCAACCTATCCACAGATTAGAGATATTTTTTACCCAACCATTGAAGAGTGTGCCAACGATTGGGGATTGAGCGTTGAAATCAAAACATCAAACAAAGAGGTTTTGGTGTATCACGGCAAAGAATATTTAGGCATGATTATTTGTCGCTCAATGGATAACCCAACGTCTATCGTTGGTTTTAAAATCGGTCATGCTTTGGTTGATGAACTTGATACCTTGCCAACAGACAAGGCAAGAGATGCTTGGCGTAAGATTATCGCTCGTATGCGTTACAACGTGCCAAACCTAAGAAACGGCATTGATGTAACCACAACGCCTGAAGGCTTTAAGTTTACTTATGAGCAGTTTGTCAAAGAAGCTAATGCAAGCCCAGACAAGGCGAAGTTTTATGGGCTGATACAAGCAAGCACCTATGACAATGAGAAAAACCTGCCAGATGGGTATATTGAGAGTTTGCGACAATCTTATCCGCCACAGCTGATTGAAGCCTATTTGAACGGACAATTTGTAAACTTGGCAAGCGGTGCGGTTTATCCTGATTTTGACCGCCATGCCAACGATACAGACGTAACCATACAGCAGGGTGATACCTTGCACATTGGTATGGACTTTAACGTGCTTAATATGTCAGCGGTTGTTCACGTCATCAAAAATGATGTGCCTTATGCGGTTGATGAGATTGTAGGGGCAAGAGATACCCCAACGATGTGCGAGATTATCAAACAGCGTTATGCCAATCACAAAATCATCATTTACCCAGATGCCAGCGGTCATAATACGAGCAGTAAATCATCTAGCGTATCAGACCATAGCATATTAAGACAGGTAGGGTTTGGGATTAAGGTGGCAAGTGTAAACCCAAGTATTAAAGACAGGGTAAACGCCATGAACGCCATGATTTTGAACAATAAGGGCGAACGTAGGTACTTTGTTAATACAAAAATGTGTCCTGAATATACCGACAGCTTGGAACAGCAGGTATATGATAAGTTTGGTATGCCTGACAAAGACGGTGGGCATGACCATACGAATGATGCTGGCGGTTATTTCATTGCGTATCAATACCCAATCAAGCGACCAATGACAAAATCATTTATCCAAATGCCATATTAGGAAACATTATGCCAGTTAATTCAAAACATCCTGATTATGAAAAAGCCTTTCCTGTTTGGACGTTGTGCGATGACTTTATCGCAGGTACACGAGCAGTCAAGGCAAAGGGCGAGAAATATTTACCACGCCCAAATCCTGATGATACAAGCAGAACCGCCCTAAAACGCTATGAGAATTACAAAGATAGGGCGGTTTTTTACGAGTATTCAAGCAAAATTGTTAATAAATATTTAGGTTTGGCGTTCAAGCAAGACCCAATGGTGGAGATTGCCGAAGTCTTACAAGGCTTAATCACCAATGCGGACGGTCAGGGTACATCGCTTTATCACTTGGCACAAAAAGGCTTAAAATCCTTGCTTGTCAATGCACGCTTTGGGGTGTGGGTGGATTATCCAAAGGTTGATAACCCAAACCAAATCAGTGCAAGTCAGATGATGAGCGATGGCATTCGCCCCAAACTGTTGTTTTACCCTGCTAAGAGTATCATCAATTGGCAAGATGATTTGATTGTGCTACAAGAAAGCGTACAGACACCAACCAACGACCCATTTGTGAATGAAACGGTTACACAATGGCGAGTGCTAGGGCTTGATGGTGTGGGCTATTATGTAGCCATTTGGCGTGATATTAAGGGGGATTATGTCGAGATTGAGCGGTATTACCCCACAGATGGCAAGGGCAAGCATTGGCAAGTTATCCCATTTCAGATTTTTGGCAGTCAATACAACACTTGGGAAATCCAAGAGATTCCGATTGAGCCATTGGTGCATATTGAAAAGGGCATTTACTGCAACAGTGCGGACGCTGAAAACTCACGCTTTTTGTGTGGGCAAGTGCAACCGTTCATGAATACCGATAGCCATACGATGAACCATTACCTAGAAGAAGATGAACACGGGAATATCAAAAATCCGTTACGACTAGGCAGTGAAACCGTGATTATGCTTGGCGAAACAGGCTCATTTGGCTTTGCCCAAGCCCAATCAAACACAATGGCAACCGAAGGCATCAGTGAGAAGCGTGAAATCATCAATGAGCTAGGTTTTCAATTGGGGCAAGGTTATGGCATTAAAACTGCCACACAAGCGGACAACGAAGCACAGGCACAGCACAGCCAAGCGTCTTTGTGTGTGGCGAACCTTAACGAAGGCTTTTTAACCCTACTTAGATGGTGCAATGTTTATATGGGCATTGATGATGAGCCTAAATTTATCATTCGTCAGCAGTTTAACCAACTTGCGGTAGATGTGAGTGTGCTGACGGGGCTTGCACAGTTGGTTGATGGTGGTAAGTTACCAAGAACCGTGATTTATGACAAAGCCCGTGAGTTTAATCTGATTAATGCCGAGCTAACCGATGATGATATTGATGGGTTATTAGATGGATAAACAGTTATTGCTTGCCGTGATGATTGAGCGGTTCAAGGCATTTTTGGTTAAGTTATTCCCAGATGACGAGCTTAACCAAATTATTGATGATATTGACGTTAGAAAATACAAGCACATCAAATCAAGCCGTAAGCGGTTTTGGCAAGTGTTTATAGGCTATGGCGTGGTGCTTAAAAATGAATGGCATGGATTTTTTGGGCTAAGAATTGAGCATGAGCGAAAACTTGCTAAGGTTGCCAAGCCCAAAAATGACAAGCTAGACAAGGCGATCAAGCACGCCTTTGAAAAGCCGTTGAATGTTACTAAGGGCTTAAGCCTTGATGAATTGCTTGCCAAGTTTGCCGATGATGAAGCTGACCGTCTAACCGCCGTGATACGCCTTGCCCATTATGAAGGGTGGACGAACGACCAACTTATTAGGGCAATCCGTGGCACAAAACAAGGTGGTTTTAAGGACGGCATTTTGACCGCAACCAAACGCCAAGCCCAAACGATTGCACGCACAGGCACGGCGATTATATCAAGCGAAGCCCAAAAAGAGTTTGTGGCACAGCATAGTGATATTATCCAAGGGGTGCAGGTATTAGCCACGCTTGACACACGCACAAGCCCCATCTGTAGGCATTTAGACCATACGATAATGCCGATTGATAAGGCTAAATATCCCCCTTACCATCATAATTGCCGTAGCACAACGATGATTGTGTACAAGGGTATGGATATGCCTAACAAGCGTACTAGTGCAAGCGGTGTAACGGATAATGTTAGCTATTATGAGTGGTTAAAAAAACAGCCATTAGAAACACAAGAGATGGCACTTGGCAAGGCAAGGGCGAAACTGTTTGGCGAGATTAGCGTTGAGCGGTTTAAGGCGTTGCAACTTGACAAGAATTTTGAGCCGTTGACGCTTGACGAGATGAGACGGCTTGAACCTAAGATATTTGACAAAGTTTTTTAGCCCCTTGTGGGCTTTTTTGTTGCCCGATGTTGGAAGACTAGGGTGTAACGTGCTGGAAAGCACAATTTTTGGAGTTTGTTATGAAACTAAAACTTGATGAAAACGGCAATGTGGTTGTTCAAGATGGCAAGCCTGTGTATGTGTATGACGATGGGCAAGAGATTGCTTTTGACGCCATGCAAAACATGGCGAAAATCTCACAACTCAATGCAGAAGCCAAACAGCACCGAGAAGCCAAAGAAAAAGCGGAAACCTTGCTTAAGGCTTTTGATGGTCTAAATGCTGACGATGCTAAAAAAGCCCTTGAAACGGTGAAAAACCTTGATGATAAGCGATTGATTGACGCAGGCGAAGTGGAAAAAGTCAAAGCGGAAGCGAAAAAGGCTTTTGATGAACAGCTTGACGAGAAAGACGCACAAATCAACAAGATTAATCAAGAATACCATAATGCCGTGATTGGCGGTGCATTTGCCCGTTCAAGTTTTATCAAAGACAAAACGCTGTTGCCGTCCGACATCGTCCAAAGCTCATTTGGCAGTCATTTCATGATGGAAAACGGCAAGATTGTGGCTAATTTGGGGGGAAACCCGATTTACTCACGCAAGAACCCAGGCGAGCTTGCAGATTTTGACGAAGCACTAGAAACCATCATCAGCCAATACCCACACAAAGACAGCATTTTGCGTGGTAGTGGTGCAAGTGGTGCAGGTGCGACACAAGCAGGCGTGGGCAAAAATACACCCAAATCCTTAGCTGATTGCAAGACCGATGAGGAGCGTATTGCATGGCTAAATGAACAAAACAACGGAGAATAAATATGGCTTTTGATTTAGTCAAATTTAACCAAGAAACCCATCTTGTAATGACCGAGACTATCGCTCAACAAGTGGATAAATTTAACGCACAATCTAACGGCACAATCCAACTGATTGCCAAGCCGTTTAAGGGCGATTTTGATGTAGCGTCATCTTTTAAGGCGATTGCCAACCTTGTACGTCATCGTGATGTAGAAAATGGGCAAAATAGCATTTCATCTGCACGCTTGACCCAGCACAAAAACGTGGCGGTAAAAATCGCAGCAGGTACGCCTGAAATTATTTGGGAGTCTGCTCAATATACATGGACAATGCAGAACCCACAACTTGCCGCCATCAAAATTGGTGAACAGCTTGGACGTGCGACCGTTGCTGATATGCTAAACACCGCCATTAAATGTGGCGTATCAGCCATTAAAGGCAATACCGCCCTTGTGGAAGGCGATGGTACAACCGCCCTTGATTTTGCAAGCCTAACCAAAGGTGCAAGCCGTTTTGGCGACCGTTCACAAGCGATTGGAGCGTGGGTAATGCACTCTGGTGCTTTGACAAACCTACAACTAAAAGCCCTTGGCAACAACGAGCGACTGTTTACCTATGAAAACGTCAGCGTGTTACGAGACCCACAAGGACGCTTGTTTATTGTAACTGATTGCCCTGATTTGGTTGATGAAAGCACCAAGCATAATATTTTGGGCTTGACCGAAGGTGGCTTGATTATCAGCAACCAAGGCGATTTCCGAAGTGCCATTACTGAAAAAACAGGTACAGAAAATATCACGAACACCTATCAAGCTGAATGGTCTTATGGTGCGTCTGTCAAGGGCTATGCGTGGGACATGACCGCAGGCGGTGCTAATCCTAACGCTGGTGCATTGGCAACGCCTACCAACTGGAAAAAGATTGCGTCAAGCGATAAAGATACCGCAGGCGTGTTGGTGGTGGCAAAAGCCTAAGGGGTAAGGCATGGAACGTATCTTGTACTTTACTGATGATTTTAGCCAAGAAAATCAAGCCTATGCCAAACAGCATGGGCTTATTATTCGCAACGCTAAGGCTTATGGCACGGTGGATTATCTTGAACAATGCGACAAAGTTTGTGGTCAAGTGCCAACGGCTTATGAGCATTTGCCAAAATTTGAGCTTGATGACGATACCAAGCCAAAACGCACCCGAAAGCCAAAAGAGCAGGAATAATCTGACCCTTATAGGGGTTTACCCAAATCCCTATAAGGGTTTTTTAGGGGGTTTTTATGTTAGATGATTTACCGATTGATACGCCTGATAAAGAGCGTGTGCTGATGGTGGTCAATGCCTATCTTATCAATAAAGGCGTGAAGTTTGTGGGCGATGTGCCAGAGCCTATCAAGCAGGCAGGGCTTGAACTTGCCCATGCTTTTATGAATGGCGAGCTGTTGGCAGGACGAACCGAAGGCGTGGTAACGTCTAAATCATCAAAAGCGGGCGATGTATCGGTCTCAAAAACCTATGCCGATGGCGTGGACGGTCAAGCAATGGGTCAGCATGAGATGGTAGCCCTTGTCTTGATACAGCCGTACATCAAAAAAAGCTATGGCGTGAGTGGGTTGGTGGGTAGGCTATGAAACAAGAAATCACAGCAGACATCGCCAACGCCTTTAACAGCGATTTGGCGGATGCTGTTACCGACTTTACCGCCACACGCCAAAGCGATGATGATTGGGCGGTTAATGATACAGGCACAAAAACCCATGCCTATAAAGGGCGTGGAGTATTTGGCTCATACGGTGCTTATGAAACGGACGGGCAAGCCATTGGCATTCACGATGTTAAGCTAATCTGTCTGCAATCCGAAGTTACAGGCACGCCCATGATTGATGATGTCATCAATGGTATGCGTGTACTTAGTATCGCCAAAGACCCTGCCAATATCAGCTATGCCATTCAATTAAGGGGGCTACATGTGGATGACACCGCCTAATTCATTTGTGGATAAAGTCGCTGACAAGCTAGATGATGTCTATCGCAAATTTGCCATTGACTGCTATAACAATGTCATCGCCCTAAGTCCTGTGCGTAAAGGGCGTTACAGAAATGCCCATCATATCAGCATCGGTGAAAGAAGTCTGGGCGAAAATGGCGGCGGTGTTGAGCTTGTCTTAGGTCTGCCAAAGCACACCTATCCACTCATCTATATTCAAAACAACCTGCCGTATGGCTTACGGCTTGAACATGGGCATTCACAGCAAGCCCCCACAGGGGTGTACGGCAACGCCTTTAACAGTGCGGTGGCAAGCCTATGAATAGCTTAGAAATTGAACAAATCATCTTAACTCATATCGCAACATGGCAACATTTTGACCCAAAACGCCTAGCACGGGATAACCGTAACATCGTACCACCCAAAGACGGTGTATGGGGGCGTGTGTCAATTTTGGGCGGTATTAACGCCATTGCAAGCCTATCTGATGAGCCATGTGTCTTGCAGGTAGGTACGCTTGTCGTACAGCTATTTTGTACGGAAAATCAAGGCACGGTTAAGATTAAGACATGGGCGGATAGCCTTGCTAATCATCTAAAAGCAAAACAGCTAGGACGGCTTGAACTATTAGCCCCCAGCATCATCAATGTGCCGTCTGTTGATGGGGTATATCAAATTAATGTGAGTGTGCCATATCGGTACTACTGACTTAACAGCCCATAGGACTTAGGAGTAAAAAACATGTCTCGTGGTTCACGAATTGTGGTGGCATACGCCCCCCAAACAACTAATGAAGTGCCAAAAACAGGATGGAAAATCCTGCCCTACGTCTCAAACGGTTTGAGTGCAAGTTTTGAGAACACAGAAAGCCAAACCATCACCGACAGCCGTCTGACACAGGCAGGACTGGTAACAGGCGGTCAGGTGCAAGGCGATATTGAGGTAGAATTTGCCAAAGACGCTTATGATGACTGGCTTGCAGCGGCGGCGTTTAGTGAGTGGAAAAGTAACGTTTTGACATTTGCAGGCAATAGTGCCAAAACCTTTGCCGTGGAAGTGGGCTATAAAGATGTGGGCATTTATCACTATTATGGCGGTGTGCGTGTCAATACCCTAAAACTCGCCTTGTCTGATACAGGTTATGCAACATGCACCTTTGGGGTTATGGGAACAGACTACAAAAACCAAAATGACACCCCTTATAGCAAATCACCCACCAAATCTGCCAACCTACAAAGGGTAACGTCGCTGTCGGTAGAAGACATCAAGATTGATGGGGTTACCACAAAAGGCGTGGCGTGCGTTACTGAGTTTAGCTTTGAAGTGGATAACAACATCCAAGCCCAAAGATGTTTGGGGGATGGCATTTTTGCAGGCACTTTACTTGAAATGATGGCAAAAATGTCAGGGTCATTAACCCTAGCCTATGGCAAAAAAGCCCAAGAGATTATCAATAAGCAAATGACAGGGGCAACGGTTGCCATTGAACTGACCTTAAAATTGGCTGATGGGTCAAAATACGTACTTAACATTCCCAAAGCACAGGTGGCAGGTGAGGCCCCAAATGGTGGCATGAATGATTTGATTAAGCAAAACGTAAATTATACCGTGGTGGAACAAGCCCCAACCTTAACCAAAATACCAGCATAGGAGCAATTATGGCTTATATCATTAAAAAACAAGATTTGGCGGATGATAAAGATTTTACAAGCACCTTTACCCATGATAAAACAGGCATTCGTGTTACCTTTTATTCTGCCCTAAAACCTGCCTTTTTGCGAACCCATGCCCTTATCATGGCAAAAAAAGAGCAAGAGCAGGACACGCCATTGACCGCTGATGTCATCGCCAAGATGAACGATGATGAGTTAAACATTAACGAAGCCATGGGCTATGCCATTGGTGAGCATTTGATTGCTGATTGGGATGTGGTGCTAGATGATGATGGCAGTCAGGATAAATTGCCCATCACAGGGGAGAATTTCATTAAACTTATCGCCTGTCTGCCTGATGGCTTTGAGTTCTCCATTTGGTGCTTAGAGTGTAGCGAGAAAACCGCCCAAAATGCCAAGCAAAAGGCGACTGATTTGGTAAAAAAGCCGTCCAAAGGTTCAAATGGGAGCAAGACTACCAAGACCTAAGCGACTTTGATAGGCAGGTTTATGCCCATCTAAACCTACCCATCCCTGATGAGGTGCCTACTGATTATTGGGTCAATGCTGTCATTGAGACCTTTTGGCTTGCCAGTCGTGGTCGCTCTTATTTATCTGCCATGGCAATCATTCCCCTGCCCTTAACGGTAGCACAGATAAGCGACGTGCTGGCGGTTTATCCATTGCCCTTTCATCGTGAGTGGATAGATAAGGCGGTATTTGCCATTGATGATGAGTATTTGAGTATGGTGCAAGATAGCAATAGGCAGTAAATTGTAACCGCCTATTGCTATCTTGTTACTGTTTGGTGTAAGATATATGCTCGGTCTAACTTGGAGTATTGAAATGGGGAAGTTGGTTAAATGTGAAGACTGTGGCAAAAAGGTAAGTATTAACGCCATGTCTTGCCCTAAATGTGGTTCGCTCATACAAAATCAAGTATCGGTTCAACAGCAAATATCCAAACAACAGGAAAAGCAGGCAAAATATAAAGCCAGCCAAGAAAAGAATATAAAGGTATTAAATTTTCTTTTTTCGGTTATCGTATTATTTTTTGCTTATCGTTTTATATCGGTTAGTGTATTATCTGCTTTATTATTGATTACCGCTAGCGTGCTATCACTTTGGTTTATTAAAGATTTTATTCAAGCAAAAAAACCCATAAAGCGTAGTATGTTAACAGGTCTGAGTGTTATTCTACTTGTGGTTGGTTATATAGTGGGTGTAGGTGCAGAAAATAAAGCGTGGCAAGAAAAACTAGATGCTAATCCAGAACTTGCAAGACAGGTAGAAAGGGAGAAAGCAGAGAGAATTGCCAATAAAGCAAAAGAGCAGGCGGAGAGAGAACGTCAAGATAAAACAAGTGAAGCAATGCTTCTGATGAGATGCGAAGAAGTGATTAAACCAACTTTAAAAAGCCCCAAATCAATGCAGGTTGATGTCAGTAGCTCGGAGTATGGGCATAATGACGGAAAACCTGCTGTAATTATGCATTATTATGCTGAAAATAGTTTTGGAGCATCAATACTGAGCAAAGCGTTTTGCACTTTTGATGAAAATGGCAGGCTACTAAAAGTTGAAGCTGTTAATTAAGGCGAAAACATTTATTAACCAAACCTAAAAAGCAAAATCCCAAACTGTGGCGGTTTGGGATTTTTTATTTTCAATCTTGGCAACTGAATGGAGTTATTATAACAAATGTCTGAAATTATTGAAATTATTGCATGGTGGCTGGCATGTTAGAAAAATACGAGAATTCGCCAAAAGTGAGATTTTTGGTAAATGGGCTTGTGGTATGCCTAACCATTTTTGTATTGGGTGTTTTTATCAATGCCGTTAAATGGTGGTAGGGCTTGACATGGGGTAGGGATTGGGGTATGATGTGCCTACTACTAAAACTCAAAGCGGTATCAAATCTCGCCCCGAAAGAGCGTGTTTTTTATGCCTATTTATCCTAAAAGTTAATCCGAATTCTTTTTGTGATAAAAACCATTTCAAAACGTCTTATGACGGGTTGAGAGAGCCTAATACAACACCCAGTAATGGGAAATAAGCTCCGCTGTCTTTGAGCAGTAGTTGAAACCTGTCGCTCTATGCGACTTTTACTAACTAAATCTCAAAGGTGTCTTATGACTAATCAATTAACGTCTATTGACTTTCACGGTCAAACTCTACTAGCAACCATTCAAGATAATGTGGTTTATACTGCACTCAAACCAATTTGTGAAAACATTGGTTTGTCTTGGAATGCCCAATTTGAACGTATCAAGCGTGATGAAGTGCTTGCCGAAGGCGTTCGTATGATACGAACACCCACAAAAGGGGGGTTTCAAGAAGTGGTTTGTTTGCCACTAACGCTTTTAAACGGTTGGCTATTTGGCGTAGATACAAACCGTGTTAAAGCTGAAATCAGAGAAACGCTGATTACTTACAAAAGAGAATGCTACCAAGCCTTATTTGATTATTGGAACAGTGGTGTGGCAGTCAATCCACGAGCAACCAAAGACGAACGCAAACCACTGGTACAAGCGGTAAATCTGCTCGTTACCGAGACAGGTGCGATTTATAGCAATGTGTGGAAAATGATACACCAACGCTTTGATGTGAGCTGTGTCGATGAGCTGACAGGTGAGCAGGTACATCAAGCGGTGGAGTATGTGCATAAACTCATGTTGCAGGCAGGAAACAAGGTCAATGCCCCCTTTGTCCAAAACATCATCGCTGACACCGCTCATCAAAACCGCATGGCACAAGATGAACTGGGGCAGATGATGGCACACTTTGGCAAAGCCTTAGACCATATCGCCGAACTCCAAAACCGTCTAAAACGCCAAGAAGTGCTGATAGACGGTGCAAAAAGACAGTTGGTTGCTTGATATTTATTGAAAAAAACACCCTGCCATGTGCGGGGTGTTTGTGCTGATAATCCATTTTGTGTTAACTAACTTGAAAGTTAGACCATTTTAAGGTATGATTTTGTCATAATACCAAAATTCTATCAACCGCCAATTACTGCAAATAATTGGCGGTTTTGTTTAGAAATCACGGATTATTATATATGTTTAATAACCATAAGTCAAATTCACAATTACAGATAGGTGGCAAAATGACTTCAAAAGGTGCAGACAAAGTAGGCTTGATACAAGCGGTGGCGTTATGCGGATTTGCGTTAGCTAGCATCATACTGGCGATGAGTGCTTTGATTTTGGCGTTAAAATAGACTGGGATAAACCGCTCCAATTGGGGCGGTTTTTTATTGGGGGTAATATGGAACAGACATCACGGTTAAGTATTGTTTTAGATGCCAGTAGTGCGGAAAATTCATTAAAACGCTTACGCCAAAATCTAGCCGATTTGGAGCGTAACGGCTCAAACCTAGCTACTAGATTTAGTGCCATGTCAAGCAGTGCCAATCATTTGACAGGGGCAACAAATGCCACAACAAGCGGACTTAATCGCATGGGCGGGGCAAGTGCCACGGCAAGTCGTGGTTTGGCGGATGTTGGTGGGTCATCAAATAGGGCAAGCCAATCTGTTGATGTTTTGGCAAAAAATACAGAAGATTTGGCAAATAAGACAGCAAAATTAAATGGCATTTACCAGGACTCTAAAGGTCGTTGGCATGAAGCTGGTGGCAAGTTTATTAGCGTTGCAGAAGCCGCCAAAAGAGCAGGGGTGAGCATTGAACAGTTGCAAAGGGATTTTGATGGCGTTGGTCGCTCAGCAAGCGGTGCAAGCGGTCAAGTGCAAACCCTTGGCAATCGTTTAAGAGATGTGCAAAATCGCCTGTCATCTTTGCAGGGTCTTATCACAGGGGGCATGTTCGTTGGTGTTGGTCTGTCTATCGCCAAGACTGCCGACCACATGCAAACGCTTACCAGTCAGGTTAAGTTAGTAACGGCAAGCCATGAAGAGTATGTGGCGGTCAATGAACGCTTGCACCAAATGGCGAACAAGAACCTAACGGACATTTCAGCAACCACAGGGCTTTATACGAACTCCGCTCGGGCCCTAAGCAATCTGGGTAAATCCCAAGAAGAAATCCTAAAATTCACAAATGCGGTGAGTTTGGCAATGGGTGTGGGTGGTAAGTCAGCGACCGAACAGGCTTCTGCTATTTTGCAGTTGGGTCAAGCCATGCAATCAGGCGTGTTGCAGGGCGATGAATTTCGCTCATTGGCAGAAAATGCCCCCATCATCCTTGATTTGGTGGCAGAAAAATTGGGTAAAACCCGTGCAGAAGTGCGTGAACTTGCATCTGAGGGTGCTATCACATCAGAAGTGATTTATAACGCTTTGGCGGACGCTACACCCAAATTACAAGCCATGTTTGACAAAATGCCTGTAACCATGAGTCAGTCTTTTGGGGTGCTTAGCAACAATTATAAAAAGTTTGTGGATAAGTTTGTAAATAATACCACAGGCTTATCGGGCGTGGTGGCAAAGTCATTATTGGGCATTGCTTATAATTTTGAGACCCTTGCCAAAGGGGCGGTCGCTGTGGCAGGTGTGGCATTGGTATCACTTGCCAGTCGTGTGAGCTTAACCACAACAGCGTTTAGTGCGTTGGGTAAGGTCATCACGGCACACCCTTTGGTGGCGATGACGGCAGGTGTGGTGGCGTTGGCATCTGCTTTTTATGGTTTGGATGATGTGCTAGACACCATAGGCATCATTTTTGGTGATTTGTTTAGTACGGTTGGCACAGGATTAAAGGGATTATCCGATTTGGCAGAAGCGGTGGCGTTTAACATATCAAGCAGTTTTAAGAAAAGCGGTGAAGAGAGCAGTCAAGGATTTGCTGTTTTCTTTGCCAACACCCAAAACGGTTTTGCAGGGCTTATCCAAGGGGTTATGCGTATATTAGCATCCGCCATATCCACGATAGGCGGATTTTTTAAATGGGTAACCAATGGTGTTTATCAGGTAGGCAGAGTTTTTGGCAATCTAGTTATTGCCACAGGCAATATCATAAAAGCCGTCGCCAATGGCGTATCACAAGCTGTTATTGGCATGGTTAATGGGGCAATTGACAAAGTCAATGGCATGATACAGGGATTAAATAACGCATTGGCTTTTACCCCTTTTAATATCCGCATGAATGTCATTCCAAAGGTGGCAGGCACAGGGGTTAGTTTTAGGCAAAGCGAGTATTTGGCTTTGGGCGGTCAGTCTTTGTCTGATAACATTGGCAGTGTCATGGAGAGCATCATGCCCTATGTGGACAATTATGGGGCTTCTGTTGGCAGTCGCGCGTATGATAAGCAGACGGCACGGCTTGCCGATGCCACAAAAGCCAATACCGCCGCTACAAAAGACAATACCAAAGAGCAAAAGGGGAAAAAGGGTAAAGGCGGTGGGGGCGATAAAGACAAAAAACCCAAAGAGCCAAAACAAAAAACCCCAGAAGAGCTTGCCAAAATGCGAGAGCAGATAGAACTTCGCTTCATGGACAGATACACCAAAGCAAAGTATGAACTCAGAAAGCTCTTAGAAGAGATTCATGGGGCAGGATTTGATAAAAAAAGAGCAACACAGCTAGAAAAACTTGCCAAATACCAATTTGATGAGAGCCAAATCTACCACAAAAAATCAACCGATTTGCAGTTGAACGCTTATCGCCTAAGTGCGTCTGAACGCTTAAAGATTGAAAAGGAATTGGCAGAGCATAAGATTAACCTAGATACCCAGTTATCCCAACAAGAAAAAGCCATCCATTATCAGGCGATAGAAGACAAATACGCCTTTGATGTTCAGCAGTATCAGATGGCACAACAAAAAAAGGTGGATGAGTTTGACAAGGCATTTGAGCAGATAAAAAACACAGGCTACATGGCACAATATAACGATATCATGAACCAAAAACGTCTGTCGCCCCATAAGTACGCACAGTATCAGCTTGACAAAACCCATCAGAGCAACAAAGATGATGAGCTGGCACGTTATCATGATGTGCAAAAAGCCATCAATGATAAGGATGAGACAGGCAATTTTGTCATCGATGATTTTAATGAGCGTAGCAGGCTATTACAAGAAGCCAAACGCACACATGAAGAAGAGATGTATGCGATTACCGCTTTGTATGGCGAAAAAACCCGCCAGCTTGAAAAAAACCACCTTGACATGAAGTTGCAAAGCTATGGTGCAACATTTGGGGCGTTGGCGGGGCTTGTCAAGGACTATGCAGGCGAGCAGTCATCGGCATACCGTGCCATGTTTGCCGTATCAAAGTCTTTTGCTTTGGCACAGGTTGGTGTAAAAATGGGTGAGGCGATGGGGCAAGCGTGGGCAGACCCGTCAGCGGTAACCACATGGCAAAAAGTGGCGAATGTGGCAAAGGTTACCATAGAGCAGGGTCATTTGATTAACATGATAAATGCCATTAACCCCAAAGGGTTTGCCACAGGGGGCTACACAGGCAACATGGGGGTAAATCAGGTGGCAGGGGTGGTACATGGTCAAGAATATGTACTAAATGCCAAAGCCACAAAGCGTATCGGCGTTGGCAATCTTGAACGGCTAAACCGTGGTGATGGCATTGGCGGTCATGTCAATAACATCAACGTCCATGTAACCGTAAACTCTGACGGTAGTAACGTCCAAGCCGATACCCAAATGGGTAAAACCATGGGCGAAGCCATGGCAAAAATCGCTCGGCAGGTCGTGATACAAGAGACCAAACAAAACGGACACCTTGACAGACTATACCGCAGATAAGCAAAAACCCAACTGGTGCAAACAGTTGGGTTTTTTATTACCCCTTTAACCCATACTTAAAAGGATAACTTATGGTAAATTTTAACATAGAATTGGCAAAAATTGGAGAAATATCTATGCAAAATATCGTTGTAATAGGAATTTTTGCTATTGTATTGGTGTTGATTTGGCAATTTAGCAACATCTTAAATGCTGTGGTCAATTTTCTAAAATTTAGAGATGGCAAAAAATGAAAACCTTTACATGGGACATATCGGCGGACAGTAGCGAAACAACCGCCTTAAATACCACCATAACCGCCTTTAATGATGGCTATGAGCAGGCGGTAAGTTTTGGTATTAACAACAGCCGTAAATCATGGCAATGTAGCAAGACTGACACAAAGGCGGTGATTGATGAGATTTACCGCTTTTTAATTGACACAAAAGGCGTTGAGCCTTTTAACTTTAAGCCTTTAACCGATGAACCAAGTATCAAAGTCCGCCTAGATGGTGAGATATCACGCCAAAAGATGGGAGGCGATGCTTGGCAAATTGGGTTTACTTTAAAGCAGGTTTTTTAATCCAAACCGCCCATCATCAGATAGGCGGTTTTTTAACTCGCCGACATTAATGTCGGCGACATACCCACAGCCCTTGATAATCAAGGGCTTTTTTAATGGAGAAAATCATGAGCGATACCCCACAACTGACCATGCTATCACGCTTGGAGGCTCAAACCCTACAATCCTTTATCGCACAAGTGGACGCATGGCAATACACCCACGGCGATAAGGCAGGCACGGTAGAGATTACCTACTACCCCGAAGATGAAGGCTTTGATGTGTTTAATGCTGAGATGAACCACGGACTATTAAAACGCAATCGTGCCAGTCTGTTTCGCACCGAGATTTTGGCATGGGGAGCGGGTCAATTAAAACAGCTGCAAGGCTGGGATAATTCAAAAACCATCAATGCCTTTGCCGTGTCCTACAAAGACGGTAAATTTGGCGTGGCGGTGGACGTGGCGGGCAAAACTGCCGAACCTGCCGAAACAGACGAATCAAGCGAGACATTATGAGCTTTAACAGCCGTGTAGAGCAGTCAGTCGTACAGGGTTTTATTACCCTGTATGAGCTTGACGCTACAAAACTTGGGGGCGAGATTTACCGCTTTCACGGACACAACCATGACCAAAATGGGGGCGTGATTACATGGCAAGGCAATGAATACCAAGCCATCGCCATAACCGCTGACGGGCTAGAAGTTCGCTCGGACGGCAAGGCAAGCACGCCAAGCCTGACCGTGCATAACGACATCGGCGGTGTGCCACAAGCCTTGCGGTATTTGTGCCTGCGATATGGCGATTTTGCAGGGGCGAAACTAAAAGTTATCCACACCCTTGCCGAGTTTTTGGACAGTAGCGATGATGAGCATTACAAAGTACAGCATTGGTACATTGAGCAGAAAACGTCCGAGACGAATGCCACCACCACCTTTGAGCTGTCCAACCCCGTGGACTTTGAAGGGCAAAAAATCCCCGTCCGCCAAATCACGAGCTATTGCCATGAAGCGGTGTGCGGTCGCTATCGGGGCGAAGCGTGCGGATATACAGGCACGGCACGGTTTACCATAGACGGTAAGCCCACCGATGACCCCGAGCAGGACAGGTGCGGTGGGCGATTATCCGACTGTATGCTTAGATTCGGCAAAAATGCCGAACTACCCTTTGCAGGCTATCCTGCGTCTAACCTAACCTAAGGGACAATGAACAGCGATTTGGGGGCTTTCCTGCCAGTGGCTTGGTGCGATTTGCTAAGTCATGCTAACACATGGTACAATAAAACGCCCTAAGCGGAGAACATACATGCAACCTAAAAGTAAAGCCCAAGAAGCCTATGAATTTTTGCAAAGCTATCAAGGATTGACCGATCCTGATAATTTGCAGTTTCATCGTTGGCTTAGAGATGGTAAAAACTTAGTACAAACCAGTGTTGCGGATGGCTATATCCTACAAGGCTTTGCTTATAACTTGTTGGGCAATGCCATACTCTCCCTTGACAGTATGAAAAAAGCCAAACTGCTTAACAATTATTTTGGCAAAGTAAATTATGCAGGTCTTTTAAATCGTCTTGGTAGGCACGAAGAAAGTATATCTATTTGCTTTGAATTACTGCAACAAGATCCAATGGATAGTCATGTATTTTCAATGGCATTGACCAATGCTGATTTAGCATTGGATGCTGATATGGCAAAAAAAGCTTTTTCGCTGTATGAAGGTGACGATGTTGATTTACACCCTTTTCTAACATCCCTTGATAAAAAAACAAAAATATTACAAGATGTGGATATTGATAAAGAAACGTTTGTTAATATCAAAAGAAGATTATTTAGTTTTTTATCTCACCATTATTGTGGCGACTATTCCACAAGGTCTTTTATTGTAGAAAATGAGATTGGCAAGCGACTTGATTTAAATGTTTATCTCAACAATGTAGATGTCCATCAATGTGTGGAATTGACTGACATGTTTATGGACGAACTTATTGATGATGATACTTTGCATTTTGATGATTATAAGAACATCATTGTGCATTTTATCCTTCGTTGCCGTAAAACCACCGACTTCAGGCGGTGGATATAAGGCAACTCCGTAGCTATGCTTACATACAGATGGTATTTGCACATGAATATTGTAAACAACGTGCCTACCACGTCTTAAATCATTTGACATTAAAATTAAACCAAATATATAATATACCTATCTCATTATACACAAACCCATGAAAACACTCAAGCTACGCATACGAGATAAACACACAGACCAACTTAACCGCCTAAGTGGTTCGGTCAATTTCGTATGGAATTACGTTAATGATTTAAGTTATCGTTATTTGCAAAGAACAGGTAAATTCTTATCTGCCTACGACCTAAACGAATATACCAAAGGTAGCGGTGAGTTACTTGGCTTACACTCGCAAACTATCCAAGCCATTAACGAAACCCACGCCAAAAGCCGTAAGCAATTTAAAAAAGCCAAACTATCATGGCGAACCAACAACCCCAATGCCAAGCGTAAATCGCTTGGCTGGCTACCGTTTAAACAATCCGCCATTAAACACATCGCTACCCGCCAAACAGGCAAAAAAGGATTAAAATCAAGCCTACAGCTTAGTTTAGCTAAAGGGCAAAAGCTCATCATTGACCTATGGGACAGCTACAACCTTAGCCTATACCAAATTAACACCTGCGAACTGGTGCAAGACAGCCGTAATCGTTGGTATGCGTGTATTACCGTCAAAGACTATCCAAAAACCGAGTGCGGAACAGGTAGTGTAGGCATTGACCTAGGCTTAAAAGACAGTGCCACCGCCTCAAATGGCGACAAGCTACAAATCAAGCAAACGCTCAAATATGCCAAAGCATTAGCTACCGCTCAACGTGCCAAAAACAAACAGCGTGTCAAGGCAATCCATGCCAAAATTAAAAATACACGCCAAGACCTCATACACAAATTCACCACAGGGCTAGTTAAGAATAACGCCCTAATCGTGGTTGGTGATGTAAAAACCACCCAATTTAACAGTAAAAAAGGTAAACTAGCCAAGTCGGTTTACGATGCAGGTTGGTTTGAACTGAAACGACAACTGACCTATAAGTGCGAGAACGCAGGTTGTCGTTTTGAAATCGTGAATGAACGATACACTACCCAAACTTGCTCGTGCTGTGGCGATATGTCCAGTAGTCCGAAAGGTAGAGCAGGTTTGCGAATAAGAGAATGGACTTGTGCAAAGTGTGGCACACGGCATGATAGAGATATCAATGCCAGTCGGAACATTCTTGCGGTCGGGCTTGGCCGTCTGGGAGCAGGAATCCCCTCCCTTTAGGGAGGGGAGGAAGTCAATGGACAAAAAATGAAACTAACAACAACGTTAAAAAACAACATCCACGCCCACGCCAAATCCGCCTATCCTGCCGAGTGCTGTGGGCTTATCATCGGGGGCGAGTACTATCCTTGCGATAACATCGCCCATGACCCTAGCCAAACCTTTGAGATAGACCCCATGCAGTATGTGGCACTATCCTACAAGGGCGAGATACAAGCGATTGTTCATAGCCACCCCGACGGCAATGCCGAGCCATCCGAAGTGGATAGGGTACAAATGGGGCTACATGGCGTGGATTGGGTCATTTGTGGCTTTGGCTACCATGCAGATGGGGGGCAGTACTGCGACATCAAAACGCATAAGCCTACCGCCTACACCGCCCCACTGCTCGGGCGTGAATATCATCACGGGGTGCAGGACTGTTATAGCCTCGTGCGTGATTATTACAAGCGGGAGCTTGGCATGAAATTGCCCGATTTCCCACGCACCGATGATTGGTGGGAAGATGAAAGCCACGAACCACTTTATCAAAATAATTTTAAAAAGGCAGGCTTTGACGTGGTGCATGACCTACAAAAGCATGACGTTATCCTATGCCGTGTGGGTCGCACCCATCACATCAACCACGCCCTAATCTTTTTGGGCGATGGCAAGCTAACAAGCGAGACCACACCGCCATGTGTGGGCAACAGCCTAGTGCTACACCACCCACACGGACGGCTTAGCGTGCGTGAGATTTATGGCGAGAGCTGGGGTAAACGCACGGCGATGGTGGTGCGTCATGCTAGGCTTGTTTTGCCCAAAGCTCCACCGCTTCCATGATGATGACGTTTTTGGTTTTGCCTGTTTTGCCAGAAAGCTCATCAAGTAGCTCGGCAAACTCTATGGGGACTTTAAAGCCGATGGGTTTTACCCCACGGCGTTCATCACTCTCACGCTGAGTTTCGGCACGGCTTTTTGGGGTTTTGACAATCTTAGGCATTTTATTAGACCCTCTATTTTGATATAATCATTAAGTCTAACGACATCTTTACAATTTCTACTAATGCAGATTACTAATGTAGATGGCATTTGACTTATCCTTAAATTGTTGGTAAGATATATTTAGATTTTAGGAGCGGGGCGGTGTGCTTGACCGCCCCAGCCTTTACAGGCTACCTGCTGTTAGTAAGCGTTGTTGCTAACTGTTAGCAGGATAACAATGATGATAACTTTGAAGAGCGTTTTCATTGTCTTATCTCCTAAGGTCGCCACCACTTGACTAGGTCGGTGGCGGATAACCTATCAGGCTTGGGTGTCCTACCACCCTTGCTTGATGGTTTATATTATAGTTTAAACTACACTAAAAGTCAAGTAATTATTGCAATTTATTATAAAATTGTTGTGATTATTTGACTTTTTGTTATCCAAAATAAAAGATTTTAACCGCTTATGATGTCATCATGAGCGGTTTTTTGTTGGGGTTAATCATGAAAACCATTGAACTACACGGCATTTTAGCCAAGAAATTCGGCAGATATTTTAAGCTTGACGTTAAAAGTGCAAAAGAAGCCACTCATGCCCTAGCGTGCCAAATCCCTGCTTTTAAAAAGTTTATGGCAGACAGCGAACAGCTTGGGCTTAGATTTGCCGTGTTTTTGGGTAAAAAACGCACCCAAAAAACCAACATCGGCGAGCATGAGCTTGGCGATACGACCACCGCCAATCATATCCACATCGTCCCCCGTGTCATTGGAGCAGGCGGTAAAGCAATGGGATGGTTACAGGTCGTGGCAGGGATTGCCTTGATTGCAACAGGCTTTGGTGCAGGTATTGGTGCAGGGGTAATCAGTTGGGGTATGGTGGGTGCAGGGGCAGGGTTATTGCTTGGTGGCGTAACGAGCCTACTTATGCCCACGCCCAAATTGGGCGAGATAAACGAAGACGGTAACCGCCCCAATAACGGCTTTGGCGGTGCGGTAACGACCGTGGCACAGGGCAATCCTGTACCGATACTGTATGGCGAGCGAGACGTGGGCGGATTTATCGCCAGTGCGGGCATTTATGCCGAATAATGACAAATAAGTAAGGGTAAAACAATGATACACGGTGCAAAAAAGAAACAACCACAGCCCCACCGCCCCCACATCGCCAAAGATGACCTAGTGTCGGTGGAGCGTTATCAAGGGCTATATGGACTGTGCGAAGGGGAGATTTTTGGGCTTGTCGATGGCGGCAGGTCAATCCGCTTAGACGGCACGCCAATCATTAACGATAACGGACAGCCCAACTTTACCGACGTGTCGTGGGATTTTCGCACAGGTACAAACGACCAAAGCTACATCAAGGGCTTTGCGTCTGTCGAAAATGAGACAGCGGTGGGCGTGGAGCTACGTCATGACCGCCCCTTTGTGCGTGCGATTAACAACAAAGATTTGTCCGCTGTACGAGTACGCCTAAATTTTAACGCCTTACGTCAGCAACATGACAATGGCGATATTACAGGCTATGGCATTGAGTACGCCGTAGACGTGCAAACAGATGGCGGGGCATTTGTACAGATGCTACGCACGTCCGCCCGTGGCAAAGCAAGCTCTGGCTTTAAACGCTCGCACCGCATTGATTTGCCAAAGGGCAAAACATGGACTATCCGTGTCCGCCGTATCACACCCAATCGCAACAGCGACCTTATCGCCGACACCATGTACATTGACGCATTGACCGAGATTATCGATGCCAAACTGCGTTATCCCAACACTGCCCTGCTTGCCCTAACTTATAATGCCAAAACGTTTAGCAACATCGCCAAAATCGCCGTACGCTTAAAGGGCAAACTTATCCAAGTTCCTAGTAACTATGACCCTACCGCTCGCACCTATTTTGGGCTGTGGGACGGCACCTTTAAGCTTGCTTACAGTAATAACCCTGCATGGGTGTTTTATGACCTATGCACGCATAAACGCTATGGTTTGGGCGAGCGACTAAACGGCATGGTGGACAAATGGCGACTGTATCAAATCGGACAATACTGCGATGAGATGGTCGATGACGGCATGGGCGGACGTGAGCCACGTTTTGCCATCAATGTCTATATCCAAAAAGCCGATGATGCCTATCGTGTGTTACAAAATATCGCTAGCGTGTTTCGGGGCTTATCGTTTTGGGATGGCTCACAAATCGTGCTAGATAGTGATACACCCAAAGACCCTGTCTATACCTTTAGCCCTGCCAATGTGGTGGGCGAGTTTGTGTACACAGGCACAAGGGCAAGAGACCGCCACACCGTTGCCAAGGTCGCTTGGGATAACCCCGAGCATGACTACGCCACCGAATATGAGATGGTGCGTGAAGAGTCAGCGATTGCCAAATACGGCATACGCACGCTTGACATCAACGCCTTTGGCTGTACATCCAAGGGACAAGCCCAGCGTGCAGGGCTGTGGGCACTAAAAGCTGAGCAGCTCGAAACCCGCACCGTTAATTTTAAAACGGGGCTAATGGGCTTTATCCCACAGGTGGGGCAAGTGATTAACATCGCTGATAATCTATTTGCAGGGCGTGCCGTCTCTGGGCGGATATTGTCGGTCAATGACACACAAATCACGCTTGACCGCACCGCAGGCAAAGTGGGCGATACACTGACAATCAACACAGACGGCACGATTAAGACTGCCAAAATCGTGTCCGTGCATGGCGATACACTAACAGTAGATACAGCCGTGGGGCAAGCTGATGACGTGTGGGCGATAATCTCTGATGACTTGGTACTCATGCAGTTTCGGGTGCTCTCTATCGCCCAAAACGATGATGCGACCTTTGACATTACCGCCTTGCAGTATGAGCGTCAAAAATATGACGTGGTGGACAATGGAGCGGTGGTAACCCCACAGCCCTACACCGTGCTAAAAGCTACGCCAATCCACGCCCCAAAAACGGTAACGATAACGGCAAACACTCGCACACACCAAGGACAAGCCGTTACCACACTTACCATCAACTGGGAGCAGGTGCAGGGGGCGGTAGCCTACATCGTAGAGTGGCGAAAAGATGACGGCAACTGGCAGACCCTACCCAAAGTGGCAGGGCAGAGCGTGGACATTGACGGCGTGTACGGTGGGGCTTATATGGCTCGTGTGCGTGCCGTGGATAGCTTTGATGGCGAGAGCCTGGCGACATCAAGCCAATTAACCGCTATTGCAGGCAAAACAGGCAAACCGCCACGCCTTGCCAATTTGACCGTGCAAGGGATTTTGTTTGGTATGAATTTGGGCTGGGTCTTTAACAAAGGGTCGGAAGACACCAACTTTACCGAAATCCAAGTGTCGCCAGACGGCAGAAGTAATATCACAACCCTTGGTACATTTGCTTATCCGACAAATAAGCACGAGATTACAGGCTTACAGGGTAATCTTACCCAGTTTTATCGTGGGCGAATCGTGGATAAGCTGGGTAATACATCGGACTGGACGGACTGGGTGCGTGGCACGACATCGGCGGATGCTGGCAAGGTGCTTGAGCTTATCAGTGGTCAGATTAATGGCAGTCATCTTGACCAAACCTTACGTACACCCATTGTCAAAATCGGTGAATTGCAAACTGCGGTGGACGGGGTCAATGCACAATTGCCCACGCTAAACGCACAGCTTGCCACGGCAAACCGTGAACTACAAACCGCCATTAGCAACATCACCACCGAGCGTAACCGTATCAGCGGTGCTATCCGTGATATTACTGCTTTACAAGCGGATAAAAATGCCAAAACGACCGAAATCGCCAATCTAACCCAAACCGTGGGGTCTCATACGTCATCAATCCGTGAGCTTGGTGTAACGACAGGCGATTTGTCGCAAAAGTATGCCCAAATCAAAACACAGGCGGATAATGCCACGTCCGAGATTAGTGCGATTAAACAGACACAAAGCGGGCAAGCGACCAGTATTGATAGACTGGGGGCAAGATTTGACAGTTTGGCGGTGGGTGGGCGTAACTTATTAAGAGCGAGTAACAATACACATAATTTTGGTTATGGCACAAGATTTGAGCTTACCCAAGCCCCAAATGTCGGCGATGATGTTGTGGTAACTATATGGGGCGAAATTGGCTCTGATAGAAATGGGCGGATTGGTGTGTATAATTCGCACGGCTGGACGGAGCTTTTTGTCTGCACGAAAATCGCAGACGGCATATATCAAGGAAAAGGTAAATGGGGTAAGCCGATAGCTAAGGGTCAAGAATTAACACCCAACGACACACACTTAGAAGTGTTTTTTTATCCAAGAACTGCTACATCGAACAACCGCATTGACAAAATTAAACTAGAACGTGGCACGGTTGCAACCGACTGGACACCCGCCCCTGAAGATTTGCAAGCCGATATTGACAGCAAGGCAAGCTCGGCAAGCCTTGATGAGTTTAAGCAGGCATCGGCAAATGCTGACAACGCACTATCACAGCGTATTAACACGCTTGATACGCAGTACAAAAAAGCTGATACGGACTTAACCGCACGTATCGCTCGTGAAGAAACTGCACGAGCTGACGGCGATAACGCAAACACCCAAGCCCTGCGAACGCTTGAGAGCACGGTACAAGGGGTAAGCGGACGTGTCGGTACATCCGAGAGCAAAATCGCAACGCTAGAACGCACAACAAGCGACACCAATCAAGCATTGGCAACCGCTCAAAGTCAGATGAATGCACGGTTTGACAGCTTATCTGTTGGGGGCAGAAACCTTATCCTAAATAGTGGTGTGGGCATACAAAATGACAGCTATCCCATCAGCTCATACCCACTTGCCCCAAATCATGGCTTAGCACATGGCGATGATGTGGTCATCACCATTTGGGGTCAGCTTGCAGACAGCAAAACCGCATTTTATGCGTATAACTCTGGGGGTAGGGTGCAAATTGGTAAGTTAGATAAAATCACTGATGGTGTGTACCAACTTAAAACAACATGGAAAATCACATCAGGCACTAATACCGTAAACAACACCATCCTAAATATCTATCCAATGAACCGCCATCAGAGGGGGGAAAGTCGCATTGATAAAATCAAGCTAGAACGTGGCAACATCGCAACAGACTGGACACCCGCCCCCGAAGATTTGCAAGTTGATTTATCTGGGTATGCGACAACGGCAACGCTTGATGAGTTTAAATCCGCTCAAGCTCAAAAAGACACCGCCACCACCCAAGTGGTGCAAACCCTACAAACCACCGTGCAGGGTCAATCGGCAAGCATACAACAACACGCCCAGTCACTTAACGGTCTGTCTGCTCAGTGGACTTTAAAAGTCCAAAGCGGAAATATCGTCTCGGGCATTGGTTTGGCAAGTAGTAATGGGGTGTCCGATTTTGCGGTGCGAGCCGATAAGTTTTATGTTGCACCGCCGACAGGCACGGCAAAGGGGGTTAGCCCCTTTATGGTGCTAACCCGTCCGACCAACATCAACGGTACTAGCGTGCCTGCCGGGACGTATATTGACAGTGCGTTTATCCACCGAGCGTCCATTACCAATGCCCACATCGTCAATGGGGCGATTGATACGGTTAAGATTGCCAATGGTGCCATCGACAATGCCAAAATCCAAAACGGTGTGATTGACAATGCTAAGATTGCCGATGGTGCCATTACCACCGCCAAAATCGGGGTGGCTCAGGTTGATACACTACAAATCAAGGGTGAGGCGGTGGTTGTTCCGAGATTGCAGTATAGTGGACTACTTGAGTTTTATGACATTGATACCGAAGTTGAGATTAACCACGTCTCTATGGATGCACAAGGGGGAGCGGTTTCTGTCTCTTTTGGGTTTGAACGGCTTGAGTTTTACGCAAGAAATATTGACAGCAACGACGGTGTTGTGAAAATGCGAATAAAGCGTGGCAATGTCGTTTTGCGTTATAGAGAGTTTCAAATAAACCACAGCACGACTATATCAAGTAGTGGCGGTTTGGCTCAACGACAAGCGGGTCGACAAGCGGGTCGACAAGCGGGTAGTGCTAGTTATGGTCAGACTATTTTTCTAACTTTTTTGGATGTACCGCCATCTGGCAAACAGGTCTATACAGTAACACTTGAGAGCAGGAGATTAAATAGCGGTTTGAGTCCTGCTAATAGAGCCGCCCACCCTGTTAGGATTCATGGTCGCAGTCTATACATCATGGGTGTTAAACGCTAACCATTTATTGAGAGTATTATGCTTGTACAGTTATACATTTTTAACAAATCCAATGGCTTGTTTTTATATCAGGACATTGGCAATCCTGACCATGTCATCAGCGACTTAGGCGATGACAAAGACTTTACACTAACCCCACCGCCCGATGACACCAAAGTTTGGCGGTGGGTGGATAATCACTGGGAGTAATCTATGATTGAGACATCGGGGCTATCAGCCCCTTTTTTATTGGAGAGACTATGAGCGAAAATCAATGGTTACAATTTTTAGTAACCCTGCCTTATGTGCTGTTTTTGGCGTTGGGCGGCGGGCTTGCCAATTTTATCATGAAGCTAAATCAAGCGACCGAGCCACAGCCTGTTAAGACATTATTTATAAGGTTTTTGGGCGAGATGTTTTTGTCAGGATTTGCAGGACTGACAACTTTTCTGCTGTGCCGTGAGTGGGGGCTGTCGCTTAACTACACCGCTGTCATGGTCGCCATGGCAGGACATTTGGGCGGTAATGCCATCAGTCAGATGTCCAAACTTTATGATAACTTAACCAAACGCCCCTAGGGGCTTTTTTATTGGAGAAAATTATGAGCAGTTATGTGAGACAATTACAAACCCGCTTAAAAGAAGCGGGTTTATACACAGGCGAGATTGACGGCATCGCAGGTAAATTAACCGTCAAAGCGGTAGAGCTTGCCATTGCACGGGGCATTTGTACGCCTGATGAACAAAAAGATGTGGCGGTTATCCATGCGACCGACCCCACGGTGGACGGCAATGAGCATTTGCTAGACGTGGCAGATAATGATACACCCAAAAGCAAGCCCAATTTTCGCCTTGGAGAATTGAGCCTAAAAAGACTACAAGGTGTAAATCCTAATCTTGTCAAAGTTGTCAAAAGAGCGATTGAGATTAGCGATGTAGATTTTCGGGTGTCAGAAGGCGTACGCACGATTGAAAGGCAACGAGAGTATGTCCGAACAGGCAAAAGTCAAACCATGAACAGCCGACACTTAACAGGTCATGCGGTGGACTTGGTCGCTATTGTAGGTGGTCAAGCGTCTTGGGATTTTAGCCATTATTTCACTATTGCCAAAGCAATGGCACAAGCAAGTGCCGAATTGGGTGTGAATGTACGGTGGGGCGGTGCGTGGACTGTCATCACAAACAAAAACGGCACGCCCCAAAATTGGGTCAAAGCGTATAAAAATGAGCGTGCCAAACTTGGCAAAAAGCCATTTTTGGACGGTGTGCATTTTGAGTTACCTGCATAA